ACAAGAGCGTTTTGGGTGAGAACTTAACCTATCAAGAACAGAAAATACAAATATCCTCAATTCATCAGTGAATGCGCTATTATTCCTCGGTCATTAAGATCCTTGTCGCTATGAGTGGTCAACCAGTTCAGTGGAGCGATGAGGCGATGGAAGACCTCGATGACAATGTAACAGGAGCATCCTTCTCCGTTCAGGCTCAACGATTAATTGACAATGCGAAGAAGAATAAGAAGGAAATTGTTCCAGAACCATCAGAAACAGAATCTACTGGTGAACAATCTGCTTCTCTCAAGAAGGATTGGAAAGAATATATGCAGAAAAGCACAGTCGCAAACGTAGCTTCGAAGCAGATTGCGGACCACCAATTGAAGGGAACTGTCATTGTCTCAAAAGTAGAAGCACTGGAGAGTCTGATTGATGCTCAAGACAAGCATATTGCTACTATGTCAGCTACTATTCACCGACTTGAGAAGCAGCTAGCGGATGCGATCGGGAGTCTCAATGCTAGTCGTGACAGAGTCAATCAATTAACTCAAAGAGTAGATGAGATTGATCAAGCTGCATTAGAAGTGATGGATCAAGCTGCCAGGATCGTGTCGGATGCTAAATCTGAAGACTTAAACCCATCAGGTTTTAGAAAGAGTCTTAATGAACAGATTGACAAGGCTCAGGCATCAGTGAAGAAGAACGCTGGATCTAAACCTCTTAAGGCCATTAAGCCGATTGCAACAAAGACGAAAAAGCCAAAGATGTCATTTGCGTAAACGTCAAGGTGTCCTGATGACTTTTATTTAAGAAAAACCGGGCAAGAACAGAAACAAGATCAACAGAACTACTGACAACTCTCAAAAGAAAAAAGAACAACAAGAAACAAGGATCGATCATGAACAATCCGGCAACGTCGTCCGTTTTCCGATCTTCAAATCGGCAAACTGTAATCCAACCACTGACGGAGACTCTTAATTATTTCAGTCTTCCTAAAAACAACCTGACGGAGAAAGATGATCGCAACTTCCGAGCTATTGTTGCCTTGTCTTGTATCAAGGGAAAACAAGACATGAACAATTTGGATGCTCCAGAAGACGCTATGGCTTACGTTCTCACTGTTACGGAAATTCTTTTCCCAGGAACGATTGATAAGATGAGGCGTGATAACGTTGGGCAGTTTAGAGCCGTTCAATTCAATATTGATGCTAGTGACATCATTGGAAAGCTTGCTCATTATGCTTTGATTGAAGCCGGAGTCATTCCGTCTCAAAAACGTGAGAAAGAGAAGAAACCAGAAGATGCTGGCAAGGATGGAGGTGAAGAGAGTGAAAAGGAAGATAATGATGGATCCACTTCTGATTCGGACTGGCAAGATATAGACATTGACCTTGGCTTTACTGATGTCTCTATCACTCGAGAGCTAATCAATTCGGACATCATCTCGGCGGCAGCTCGCTGGGGAATCGAAGTGTTCCCCATTGGGAAGAATGTCACCACAAAGAACATTGAAGGATTCCGGAAGAATCGAGTATCCGCGCTCCAGAGGGCACTAATGTGTGATCCTGAAGATGGAGCATTCACTGAAGATATGCTTCCAAGACTCGACGTCCTTCGAAGCATCGAGAGAGCGTTTAATCAATTCAAATCTGTTCGACTTTCCTTGGCCACATCTTGGGCTCAGTCAATTCAATCTGGAACATCTAACAGAGCTATGGATGCATTCCTTATCACTTTCAGGATGACTGATGGTTACGGACTAGGCGCTCCTAGTTTTATTCTCGATTTGCTCACTGCATACCCAGAACTAGGAGAGTTCCCTGAACTGACTCCACAAATCAAGAACTTCAACAAAGCACTAGATCTCTATATGTTGGAAGCCCCTGAGTTGAGAGGATTTGTTAAAGTGAGGTATGGTGCGAACTATCGACTGTTTGCAGCTTCATCAAGAGGCGCTTTGCTTGCATTGGCGACTGCCTTTCGACGACAGTCAGATCCATCTGCCGGTCAATTTCTTGATATTACTCCTTTCACTGAGACTATCGCTCGAGCCAACGCCTTCCTTCAATCTCGTGGGAAACAGCTCATTGCAGACGTTGGAACTGCAGGAGTCGCTCCAGTCCACATCTCTTAAGTGTCATTCTGGATCAAACATTACAACAACCCAGTAACTCTTCCCCCGTCAGTAGGTATTTAAGAAAAACCGCTTAAGAACAGAAATAAGACACACATCAACTAAAATCACATCAGCATAATGTCAACTCGTGCCGATATAAACACTGACCCGTGCAGATTGCGTTTGTCTGACAATTACTCGGGCATTGTATGGAGATTAGCTTCATTCGGGGCTATCCTTGCCAGAAATGATATTCCTGACTGCGAAAAGATTGGATGTATATGGTCATTGATGGCTGCTGCTGACTTACTCACGCTGAACGAACTAAGAATTCTTTTTATGTCTCCAGTTCATGAGCTGAGCATTGCTCCTTATGCTGAGATTCTCACTCAGTATTGCTCTCTTCTTCCTTCAGAGTTGTCATTACGTGAGCATAAATCACTAACATTGTTGATATTGTCTGCTTCTACGTTAAACTCGAAGTCTCTCTTAACTTACTTAACAGTAACGAGCAACCTTGACCCTAAAAAGAGGGAAGCTCTGTACTTCGTTGTTCAATGCTTGAGCCAGAATGAAAGCGCCTTTAAAGCACGAGATCTCGTTTCTAGAGTGCTTTCTCGTCTTGGCGAGACGTCTATCTCCAAAATTGAAGAGTACAGAACAGCAATCCAGTCATTTGTTACTATTTAAGAAAAACCAATCAAGAACAGAACATATTCACAAACTTGAAGAAAAGAGGAAAAGAAAAATTGAGGAATAAAGAATTGACTGATTTAAGTCTAGAGGTGACTGATTTGTCCCAAGATGGATCTGGACGATGAAGAGAGTTATCTTAATCATATTAGGACATTCGAGGACATACTCGATTCCCCACTTTTGACAACTGTTCGGAGAGATATTCTAGCAGCTGTCAACTTCGCAGCTCAGTATCACAAGAAAAACTACGCAGCGTATAAGTCAGGCGGTATGTATTTGACAGGCTCATTTCGGAATGAAATGATTCGACATCTGAAGAAAAAGAAAAAAGAAGATGGAAGTAACATGGGGATGAGTAAACTAGAATACAGTGCGTGTGATCTCGTGTTAGATTTTTCTGAAGAAATCCCAGAAATTGACCTTTTGACAATCGAAGATAGGTATCGAGTTTTGAACTCTCTAAAAAAAGTGCTCGAATCCCATCTCTGACCTCTCCAAAGCTATCAGAGAGTCCAAACATCTCTATGATAAAGTCAGAGAAGGTAGCATGATCCAGTTGGAATCCACTGCTTCACCTCTAAAGGAGATCCCTTCTGCACGGGTTGACGCTATTCTTCTGGCAGAACCATATTCGCGACTGAATGAGATTTTTGAGAAAATCGTCCACACGAGACAAAATGATGGGCTCCTCGACAAGTTGGGTGCGATCAGGTTCTCTTTATCTAACTGTTCCGTGATGAGGATTCTCGCATTTGGAGACATCGTTGCGTTCGTGTCGAAAGATAGAATTCGACTAACTAGCTGGGAGGATCTTTGTGGAATGAGAGCAATAGCCTTGTATCGCAGAAATGCGTTCATCTTATGTGCAATTGATCATGATCTTCCTGATGAATTAGCAGGGAAGCTCAAAGACATGTTTGATTGGCAAGTGACTTGTGTCATGAGATATGGTAATCCAGGATTTGAGTTGATGAAAGCCACTGAATCAGTCTTCAAGGCTAGATTGATGCAAATCGGTGATACTCCCTTTCCTAATGATACTTATGCATTGATGATAGATAAACAGAGAGAAAAAGAGTACAAATTATCTAATTCTAAATTGTCTCCATTGATTGATGAGCTAGAAAGATTGTCATCATCTGTTTCTAATAAGCGAACTGCAGCTGAACTATTTGGGTCTCTTAAATTCTCCGGTCATCCTTATCTCGATCCAGCATTGGCTTCAAAGTCTTCTAGAGATCATGGAACCTCTCCTTCCAAAGCAAGTTTTGTCGAGACAATGAAAATGAGAGCAGAATTTTGTGATATGTTACTTAGAGGCTACTTGAAGAAACACGCTAGATGGCCTGCACTCTTATTCTCAAAACCTTGTAGATTGAGAGATCTCTTCTTACAGAAAGCTATGATTTTCGGACCAGCTGAATATGACTGGCAAGATTGGTATTGGACCACTTACCCTCCGTTTATGGAGTTTGATTATAGCATTGATTATCTCGACTTAATGGACGACAAAAGCTGCGGACTAGACCCTCAAGACGCTTGGAAAGCTTGGGACAGCTTGAAAAATGAACGACCTGACTTAGCTAGTGTTCCAAATGATAGGTCAAAGAAAATAATCATCAGGATTTTATCTCTTCCAGAGTTCGATCCAGTCAAAATATGTGAGACGATCAGGAGATCAGATCCTAGGCTGTCCGAAATCTCTATGGCTCTGTATCCCAAAGAAAAAGAGTTCAAACTAGAAGCCAGATTGTTTGTTATGCTTGAATTCTCAGTTAGAGTATTTCTGACCCTAGCTGAAAAGAATTTTAAGCGATTGATGAAAGATTACTTACCAGACCAGTCCATGACAAAAGGGCGTAAGGGCACAATGCAGTACTTGGAAACGATGGCAGCAATAACGCGAAACACTACTATCGACACTTGTTATATTGAGATAGATCTTTCAAGATGGAATCTCCTCTGGCGAGGAACTACAATCAATCCTCTGAGTAGAGTTGTTGATGATATATTCGGATTGCCAGGAGCCTTTTCTAAAGGGCACCAAATTTTTGAGAATTCAACTATTGTAGTTAGACTCAACACAGAACTTCCTAATGGTGTTAAAGTAGGATCCCTGCCTTCAGAGTGGCCAGAATCTGAATATGTTTGGAGAAATCACAAAGGGGGCTTTGAAGGGATTATTCAAGGCCAATGGACAGCTGCCACTCAAGCTGAGGTCAAGAGTATCATGAGAACTTTTCCGGACATTATAGCCTATAGATTACTAGGTCAAGGAGACAATCAAATATTGAGCATTCAATACACTCGAGATCCGACGATTCCTCCTAATCTGCAAGCACAACAGATTTCAGCTAAGATCAGTGCGGAATTAGAGTATCGATTCTCGCGAGTGAATCAGATAGTGAAACCGGATGAGTGTTTAGTATCTAGAACAACAGTTACGTATTCTAAACTAATCTGGTCTGAGGGTGTCCAGTACCCGACTACTCTTAAGCATGCTGCAACAGTTGCGCCAGTGGGTACATCCAATATTCCGAGCTTAACAATTGCATTATCATCTCTGTCATCCGGATGTCGCGCATCAGCCGACTCATTCACAGACCCTTCAAGTGCATATCTCTACTTCTTGACACTCTTTAGAGAATTTCTCCCTAGAGCAGCAAAAACTTTACCTTGTAAGGATCTAACAAAAAACTTCCATTGGTCCATGAAAGCTCTTGACGCTGCATCTCTCATTCCTGGAGATTTAGGAGGTCTCCCTGTTCAAACAATTACAGATTTTGCCTTTGGGGGTGTGTCTGATAGATTGAGCTCATCAATCGCTTCTTTAGTATGCGCATCGCACACTCTTCCCGTTGCTAAACACTACCTTGGTCTGTTAGATACTTCATTTCCGTGGAAAGAAGATCCAGATGCATCAGCCCTTCTCGAGGACCCTTTTGCTGTACCTATCAAGCCAAGTATCGGTGCAGATGTTAAAGTTGACAGTGCTATAAAGTCAGTGGTGCCTGGAATAACAATCAATCCGGAGATAAAACAAATTATGTCTCAAGAAGTACGACAATTTGAGACAGTGCTTACTGATTTCCTCTTAAAGTGCGATCCGTTTTATCCATTGATATTCGCAGATCTTAAAGAGCTTTCAGTGTTAGGAGTTAAAAAGAAAATCTTAAAGAAGTTTACCGGAACCAGAACAATCCAACAGTTGGTTCGTAAAGATGCCCCTATCAACTATAGGTCCTCAGTGATATATTCCGACTACAGCAGGATTGATAGATTTTGGAAGTTCGTTGTTCAAGCTAACGAGAGGAAACTAACAAGCAAATTAGGAACACGTATATTTGATAGGGCCCTATCCTATCGCGATAGATGGTTTCCGGATGAGAAAAACAAGGTTCGAGGTGTCACAACAATACATCCATTTGAGGCGAGGGTGACAGGTATAGATGAGCCTCCTAGTCTTGATTATATTGAAGTAACAACTAAGTCTGACTGGCATACTTCTACTACTACGCGCGGAGCTCATGCTGGAAGATGGGGAGACAAAACATGGGAACACAGAAAGGTTACGGGAGTCGAGATCATAGGGAAACAAAAAGCAGCACTTGCAGCAAAGAGACTACTGCTTCTTGAATCTCAGTTAGCTGCAGAGGGGTCACTCAAAAAGATGATTAGACTGATACTGAAACAAAGAACATCGTACAATCAGAAGATACTAGAGCAGTTGCTTCCAAAAGCGATAGGTGGAGTAGCAGCTCACAGATGGGATGCAATGAATGAGGATAAAGCGTTTGCCTGGTTAGGACCTATCATGTTAACGCAACACGCATCTGTCCAAACAGATACTATGAGTCATTTAGCTGGAGGGATTACTGATTATGCTTATTGCTTTCAAGAGCACATCTTCTTTGCGCTTCAAGTAATGCGAGCTTCACCATCCTTTTTCAAGGGGAAGAACCTTAATCTACGGTTACATTATTCCATTGAACCAACACACATTATCAGTAGTGAGCCAATTTCTTCTCCTAAGCTAGCATTGAATAGGTATAGATCACCTACAACATCTAATAATCCTTTAGTTTGTGCCAGCGAGATTTTGTTTCAAGCTCTAAGCACAGAGATGCCTTCATCCATTGCTCCGACGGTAGATCTACCTCCCACTACTAATAAAGTCGTTTCTATTATGCTCTTGATTCATTACTTCCTTGATCAATTAGAGAATCCAACATTATCTGATGCAGCAATGGAGCAGAAAGAAGCACCATCTGGTCTTGCATTTGACGTTGGGAGCTTAATAGGAGCCGGGCTCAGAGCCGTAGTGATAGCTGCTGGTAGGGCAGTCTTCCTAAGGTCTATAGAGATGCTTTTATCTGAGACTTTCCATATGGATCGCTTGATATTAGGGGTTTATATTGATAAGCTCTCAGCCGTGGCGGCACTACCAATTGCTAGATTTGCGAATCACCCTCAAGTGAGATCTCAAGGTTGGGTTAAAAAGTCAGGAATCTTGATTAGTCCTGGGAAATTCGGGAATAAAGTCCTTCATTCAAGGCTAGCTAATCAGATTCGACTAGAGGCAAATGACTGTCTCAAAAACATATTTTCATTTGATCAATATCGCATCATGCTTTCCTCATACGCTGAACGAGCAACTCCTTCCAAAATTCTCGGAAGTTACACTGCGATCGTGTTTGCTCTCATCACTAATACTAAATCTATGGAAGAGGCCCGACAGCTTTATCGACGTCACATCAATCACCTTAGAACAAAGGAAGTAGAAGGAGAGAGGATTGCATGTCACCTGAGCACGCTTAAATTGGTACAACAAAACGTTGAGTTTGGAGATGCGTCGATAATAGCTAATGAGTTAATAGAAGGCAGGTTACTCATGAGAACTCAACTAGGCTTCGATGAAGTCAAACGGTACCTTAGAACTGGGAAAATAGAGAAAGCTCCACGATGCACACACCTAACCGGACTGAGATCAATCCCGTCGTATATTCCGACAGAGATGGGCACATTTGAAGGAAGTCTTTCCCACGCTCTAGATAGACTCCCAGAGAACAGAAAGGAGTCTGCAGCATCCTTGATCCACAGAAACTTCTCGTATGTCTTAGGCAGCTCAACAATTTCTAGAGAATTTCTTCCAGTCATCTCTCAAATACAGAAGTTTGTTGGAGGAGCCAAGTGTGCTCTTGTCGGAGTAGGAAATGGTGCGATGGCTCGTGATTTGTTTGCTATAGGAGCTGCTACAGTGATTGGCGTTGACCTTCTTGATGATATCCCCGACACTCCAGGGTTGGGAACGGCTTACGTTCCGCCTGAAATTCCGACACTAGATCCACCTCTGGACTGGAAGTGGACAAGTTCTGTATTTACAGACCATGGTGATTGGTTTGATCCAGAAGTTCACTTACAACTGCTTTCTCAAGATCCTGACGTGATTGTTGTTGATATACAAACTGGGAATAGAATGATCTGGGCTGATCTATCACCTATCCTTCAACACTCCGTCAGGAAAAGATGGGTAGTTTTTAGAAGGGAATTATTAGTCAATGAGCTTCAATCTTTCTTAGAAGAAGCAAGGGGGACTTTCTTTGAGCTGATCGTTAAGTCTTCTCCGTATAATCCAAACATTTATTGGTTCTGCGCTTTGCATGGAGGTATTAGGAAAATTCATCGACCTGCACAGACTCTTGATTTTTACAATGTGATCGAATTAGACTCTTTTGACTTGAAGAATTCGGAATTTTACCCTAATAGGAGACGAGAACTCACAATCGAGTTAACAAAAGGGAGAGTACCACATGGTATCCCTCTAGCTGCAGCCACAGATTATATACTCTCTTTCTTGAGATGGACTCCGAAAGCTAGAGCTGAGGTCAAAACGAGAGCTGCAACTAGTGATGTAGTCTTGACAGCACATGTTCTAATGATTGCAAATGAATTCAATATTAAGAGCTTTACTAGCAAATCTGACTGTGTTGACTACTTATCCGATCGAGCAATCGAATCATGTCCACGAATTATACATGGAGTCAAGACAGTGTTTGTACGAGACAGTGCAGTTTACAGTATGCTTACTCGAGTCCTGTGTCGGTTAATAACAAAGACCGGTCAGTATTATGAGATTAAACTAGATGATCTTCCTTAGTACTAGCTTCAGGATTCTAATTTAAGAAAAACCGAATAAGAACAGAAATAACAATCAGCAGTAAATCAGCCCAGAATGGCACCATCTTATAAAGAAAAATTGATTGAAGCTGAAAGCCGCTTGAGGAAAATTGTAGAAAGCTCTGTTATCTTTGACATCAGGAACGCTAAGCTATCGTTCTTACACAAGACCGTAGCAACGCGTACTGCATCGTTATTATCAACTATTAGAAGCCTAGCATTAAAACGTGAGTACCGATTAGATACTCCAAGAATCTCAACGGCGTTAATGAGTGAATGGCTTGCCGATTCCATCAAGGGTGTTGATGCTTTAAATGAAGCAGAGAAGTTTATCCTGTATCTGGACCAACAATTAGAAGAAGAGAGGTCTAAGAGAGAGGAATTAACGTGGTTGTCAACTCAACTTCTCAAACATATCGAGACGCTTGAAGATGCTATCAGATCAGATCCCGACTCTTCACAGTTATCCATTGCAATTAGAAGCATGAGTTCCCACGAGACAAGCAGGATGGAAGATTCAAGCTTGAATTGTGATGACGACACGTCTGAGATTGCGTAACGATGTTCATGTACCGTATCAAAGGGGACTTTCGAGACAAAGTGTATAAAATTTAAGAAAAACCACAAGCTATTGCCAGATTACCAGCTTAGGCTTGCTATTTGAACTTTTGACTGCGGTATGCTCTACACCCAAAGCTCTTG